ATAAAAAATCAGTTGTATATACTTTAATAGCATCTTGATTATTAGGCATTTCAATAAAATTAGTCCCATTATCTTTATTAAATACATAGTTAGCACTAACACTATCTGCTTCTAATGTCCCAATAACATCGGTTAATCCCGTTGAAGATGGGCCAAGATTATTAATCTTTTGTAATTCTTGGTTTAAACTAAAATAATCATCTGTTTCAATATCATTACAAGTTATAACATCAGCATTTTTTATATCTAAAGCACCCATATCTAATTCAGTTGAGTTTTCTATTAATTTGGATAAATTTAATCCTAACCCATCAACTGAAATAGTTGTATGATGTCCCGTTTCTGCTATAGGGGTTGTCCCATTAAATGTAATTCCACTACCAGGCCCACTATTAGTTCCCCAATAACAAAGACCATTTCCATCAGTTTTTAATACTTCACCATTATTTCCATTTGTTGCTGTTTGTAAATTAAAACTACTATTATCAAGACAACCAATATTAACTTCCCCTACATTTGTTTGATTAGCAATAATAACATCACTCAATACTATGTCTGCTGGTAATATTAATGTATCAGTAATAGTTAAGTCTTCTATTACTGCCTCTTTAGCACCTATTTTCATCCATCTCTTAACTCTTGTATCATTAAGAAATGAAGACATCTATTTTATATTATAAAATAATTATTTTTATAATATTGTTTTAATACGATACTGAAATATATATTATTACTGATAATATTTTTTTCTATAGAGTATTTTTTATTTTTAATACCCCTAAATTATTATAAATACCACAAGGGAATATTAATGTATTTTTCTATATAATTGGTTCATGCTTCCACTATGTTGATATTTATCTTTTATTTCTTCCTCTGTTTTTTCTTTTTCTTTTATTGTTGGTGTATTTCTTAAATCATATGAAATAATAATATGTCTTAACATACTTGATGAAATAGGTTTTCCTATATATTTGTTAAACATACTTGACAAATATTGTGATAAATAATTACTTGACATAGGTTCATCTCTTAATGTAATTAGAAAATCTCCACTTGTATTATGTTTTAACCATAATTTAAATATTTTTGCAGTTTCACTATCTATATTAACTTTTCTTGCTCCTAATGATTTTACATTTTTAAATACATTAAATATAAATTGTTTTGGGGTTCCGTATTCATCTAATAAAATATAATTATGTTTATCATTTAAATCATCTTCCTCCTCTGCAATTTTCATATCACTATAGGCATTTCTTGCTGGTGATATAATATATGACCTTATTATTACCAAATCCATTAAAGTTCTTGTTTGTTTTTGGTCTAATATTTCATTACTCTTAAATTCATTAACTTCTTTTAATAATTTATTAGACAACTCTATTATAACTTCATAATCTACCCATAATTCTTTTTGAGATTGTGTTAATTCTTGGTTGTCTAATTTTTTTTTATATTCATCATTTAATAATTTTAATTTATTAATATATTTTTCAATATATCCATTAGAATATTTTTTTGCCTTTAATAATACAATAATAGTTGTTATTAAATTCTTTTTAGTTGTAATTTTATTAATTGTTTCTAATGTTTCAATTACACTATCAACATCTTTAAATATATCTAAATTATCATCTTTTATATGTAATAATGACTTTAACATATTATAATTAGTCATATATTGTTTAATAGAAGAATTAGTAATATTAGGTCTATCTTTTCTTATCAATTTACTCATTTCATTCATATTAATTTCCATTTAGATTTTAGATTTTTTATGTTTATATTATTTATTTATCGAAGACGATGACGACGACCAGAACCAGAGGCAAATTTAGCAACTTGGTCTACACCACTAATTAAGGGACTGAATTCGGGGAAGGCAGCACGAAGACCAGTTCCAATAGGGCCTTGTAATGTTCGATGTGTAAAACCACCTAATTTCTTAAAGAAGTTTTTAAGATTGGTAAAGAATTGACCCCCACCATTATAATCACTATAATCCATAGTTGTTGCTTCTGGTTGTCTTTTAGCATTAAGAACATCTTGAGGGGTAAAATTACCAAGTAAGCAACGACAACTATTTTCAGTAATAGAGCAAGTGCCTTCAAGTAGAAACATCATATATAAAGTCATATTTTTAGAATAAGGAGAAACATTTTTCCAAGTAGATTGAACTTGGATTTGTGCTTGAGATACAACACCAGGTGCCTCACTATCTAATAGACCGATTTGAGTGCCAAATTCAATACAGAATACAGAACCAGTATGTTTAGAAAATTGAGGATATGACCTCTGAAGACCATTCATTTTACACATATCGAATAGCATTTGTTTAGGAGCATTAGAAACAAGACCAGTCTGATTAGCCCACTGAATTGACACATTCTCTAAAACACAAAAAGCATCATTATATTCCCAAGGAGCATTAAGAGTAGGATATCCAGGTGCTTTAGACAGACGAGAGCCGGGAGTTTCAGCAACCCATAAAAACATCTTACGAGGAATTTGTGCCAATTTAATACTATCACTAATATATGTTGAAGTAGCAAATGGTGCCAAAATACCAACATTCTTTTTAAATGTTAATGGTTTGGAATAGTTAAGAATTTGAACGGGAGGAATGGATTGTGTGATATCTGGACTAATATAAGTAATTAGAAGAGTAGGAGCAGCAGTAAATTGAACTTCTAATCCTAAAATAGCATAATTATCATCTGTAGCATCAATTGGAGTGCTTGGAGTATTACACCAAATATAACCAATTTGTGAAGAAGATTTAAATCGTAAATCAATTGTAATCTGGTTAATATTAACAAAACCTTGTTCTAATTTACTTGAAAACCCACTTGAAAACGGACTTAAAAATAAAGGTTCAGTAATCACATAATCAATATAGCATGTAGTTGCCGATAGCACACCACTAATAACTTGTTCGAAAGACCCACGAGTATCAACAACAACATTATCACCATATTTACCAAGAGGATTACGATTATTACCTTGTTCGACCCAATCATAATAGGTTTGAAACTGGTCTGGCATAGTAGGACTGCATGAATTATAACTATTAATAGCATCATTAGTGATGCCGTATTGAAGCATAGGATGTAGAATATCACTTGTATTATCACTAATACTCTCACCATTAATTTGAACTGTCGTAGTGTCAATAATAGAACTCATAGGAAATTGACGGAGACCATTCATACCTGGATTAGTATCACTTTGCGGTAGAACAACATCAAGAGGATTTGTGATAACACCATTAGTAGTAAAAATTAGTCTTACATTATATCTTACCATAATGTGTCTATCGATGATTGTAGTAGTTGATGGTGGGTTAATAGTGAAATTAACATTTGATACAATTGGAGTATTGACAGCACCCCAACTATCCGATGTAATAATACTTTGAGTAGTTAAACGACCACCTTGTAAAATTATATGATTTTTAATCATATCCCCGCTAACATCTGCTCGGGGGTCTATAACCTTGATATTTTGACTTCCTTGTGGGCCAACTGGGATTTCCATTACTTTTTTATTTATTAATATATATTTTTATAATGTTTAATTTAATTTAAAATAAAAAGATAAAATAAACTAATAAAAAAATATAGAATGAGTTTTACTTTTGAAAAAAAGACAAATGGCAAAAAGAATAAACTAATCGCAACAATACAAAAAAAGAAAGGTATTGAAACAGATATATACCTTAATTTAGAAAAAACGGATAATAAAATAGACAATATTGTCAGTAATGGAGATAAAATTATTCCTATTATTGACAAAACTTTAAGAAGTGTATTATATATTGCTGGGCCATCTGGAAGTGGTAAATCTGTGTTTGTTTCTAAATGGATACATAATGCTTTACAATTCTATAAAAAAGATGAGGTATTTCTATTTTCACCGATAAAAGATGACCCTTCTTTAGATACAATAGAATATACTAAAGTAGAATTGAATAATGAACTTAAAGACTTAACTATAGATGATTTTGAAAATACTTTTGTTATATTTGATGATACTGATACTATAAAAGATAAATATATATCTGGTTTATTAAACAATTTACGAGACGAATTATTAGAAACTGGAAGACATAGCAATTCAAAAATGGTGATTACATCCCATTTAATTAATAATTACAAAGATACAAGAAGAATATTAAATGAAAGCACCGCTATTGTAATATATCCTAATTCAAGTGGAACTTATGGCATTAGAACTTATTTAAAAACTTATATGGGTCTAAACAAAGAACAAATAGACAGAATACTTAAACATAAAGATAGATGGGTATTAATAAGTAAAACATATCCTATTTATGTATTAACTGAAAATGAATTATATTTTCCATAAAATTAGGGGTATTAAAAATAAAAAATACTCTATATAAAAAAATATTATTCATCCTTTAATTAATAATATAAAATAATAATTAATACCCTTTAAATATTATGAGGGACAGAATGGAAGAACAAGTTATTAATGATTTGGAACAAAATATAAGTGAAAAAATGAATGGTGATGAGTTAATAAAATTATTAAATAATACTTGTGATATAACCCCCTATTCAAGAATAAAACAATATAGGAATGTTGATGAAATGTTAGGAAACTATAAACAAACTATTATATTATATGAATATGAACCACGAAGCGGACACTGGGTTGTGTTGTATAGAAACAATAAAAACAAATTATGTTTTTATGATAGTTTGGGTAATAAAGTTGATGAATTAAACAAAGATATTAATAAGTTTAGGTCAAATATGGGTATCCCCCTTGTTAATAATGATTTAAAAAATTTAATTGGATTTGAAAAGGTAATTAATAATACAACTGAAATACAAGAAGATAGTGAAGAAGTTAATACTTGTGGATGTTATTGTGTGGCACGATTACTATTAAAACAATTAGACAATAAACAATTTAATACACTTTTTAAGAATGGTAATGAATATTCCCCCGATTATTTTGTTAGGTATTTTATAGATAATATATTAAGAAATAATTAAATAAAATTTATCTATTATAAAAAAATACCAGAATTGATAAAAATAAGAAATGGCATATTGGGGAGGAGCAGGAATGAATTTTATTGGTGGTGCTATGAGTGCCCGAGCAAAAGATGTAGCAGAAGCTAAAAAAATTGTTTTAGCATCACCAGATGGTAAAGCTATGGTAAATCAAGTATTAGTAGGACTTGGAAAAGCCCCTATAGGTCCAAGAACTGGAAAAAGAGGGCCTCGTGCTTCAACTGTTCCAAAACCTCCTAAAAACCAAGGGGTATATAAAACCGGGAAAAGAAAAGGGCAGGCAAAAACAAGAACCCCCGCACAAATAGCTGCTACGGAAAATCTTGTTGCTTCTAATTATGCCAAATTTGGAGAAAGAAGAAGGGCAAAAGAATTTGGAAATAGACAAACTATGCCTATGGCAGTTCAATACATTTAATACATACCTTTATCACCACTCGTAAATCTTTCTTTCTTACGAAAACATATTTTAATATTAGCACTTTCATTACTTAATATATATAAAGGATATACATTACCTTTAACATCCCCCCAATTGAATTCTAAATCAAAACGGGATAATTCATGTGCTGATACCATATCATACCATCTAATATTACCTTGATTATAAAATTGTATATTAAGGTTATTATTTAATAAACCAACAAAATTAAAGTCAGTAAGTATAGACTTTTGAACTGGTAAAGCACTCGCATCAACTGCTCTCATTTCGGGACAAACTGGAACTGAATTACAAGACACTATAATTTGTGTCAATATCTCCCAATTATCTATAGTTGAAGCATCACCATCCATTCTTATATATTCAACACCTCCAATCGTTTCAGTATTATTTAATTTATTGAATACTCTAAAAATGAACCAATCAAAAAAATAAGGGTCATCTTTGTAAGAAGTTGCGGAAATAGATTTAAAGAATTCAAATAAAGCACCATTCATACCAATAGCACCAGTAGAGGCATCATCATATGGTGTAGTAGGGGCAAATAAACTAATAATTCCAGTCCCAGAATTAAAAACAAATTGAGGGGGTTTATATGTTTCCCCAGTATCAGCATTTAAATCAAGAACAGCAGTTGTAATAGCATCATTAACCATCTTAATGAAATCATCAACATTATAAATAGGTTGTTTAGTAGCATATGGCCCAAGATTAACAAATGGACTAAATCCAATATCATATAATAATACTTGTGTTTTTTTATTACCAGCAGCATAATATACAACTATTTCCCAAAGTGGATTAAAAAAGAAGAGTGGAATTGTAGTAGATGGAACAGAAAAACGGACAATACCTAATTCCCATTCATTACAATTTTTTAAATATGGAACAGCACGAGTAGCACTAAATATTGCCTCTTTAATGGTATCAGTTTCACCTTTAATAGTTATATCTAAATAACGATGGTCTATCAAATCTTGTGCAACATTTTTATTTGCCAACATTATAATTTATTATATAAATAATAACCATTTAAACAATTATATTTTATTATATAAATAAAATGAGTAGAACTTACGGAGGACTATTTATTAGTGAAGCAAAAGGAGGTTTAAGAGTTGAAAAAACACCACAGCAGATTATTGATGATAGACTTGAAAAGGAAAAAGAGAAAACAAGACCTAAAAATTACCCTTTACCAATCGGTTATAAATCAGCTAAATCAACTGAAGGAAGTTTTGATTTAAGAGCAGATGGTGTTAATATTGGTAGAACTATATTACACGAACAAGCAAGAGTATATAGATTATAGTTATTACATTCTTTGGTATTATTACTGATAATATTTTTTTATATAGAGTATTTTTTTAATTTTACATACCCTAAATTATAATAAATTAAAATTGATAATAAAATTATTTATTATTATAAATAAATTAGTATAAATAAATGAATGATAAAAGTAAAATGTCGGAAACTATTCAAGTAGCACCTAAATTAATTAATAATGATGTTTATACATTTGAATTTACAAAAGAACAATTAAGTTTAATAAATTTAGGTTTAAAAACTTTAAAAACACAAAGAGAAATTTCATTAAGATGTATAACAAAAAAGAGAGAAGATGAAAATCACTCTGATAATCAAAGAAGAATAAGAAAAAAGAAAGATAATATGATTTTATTATTAGAAATACCCCCTCCAGTTGTAGAATTACCCCAAGAACCCGTTATAAATAAACTTGAGGAAGTAATTAAAACGGCAGAAGTTGTTAAAAATAAAGTAAAGGCATTAAAAAAAACAAAGTAGTGTTATACAAAGTCTAAATATATAATTTATATATATAAATATATATATATATGAAAAGGGCAAAGTTAATAACAGAGATTGTGGCACATCATAGAACTAACGGGTCTAATTTAGATATTAACCAATTAACAAATTTATCATTAAAGGAATTAAAAGAGGAAATGGATAAAATACATACACCACAACCAAAACAACAACCCAAACCACAACCAATACAAGAAGAACCAGACCAAGGGGAGGAGGAACCAGACCAAGGGGAGGAAGAAACAGAGGAAGAAACAGAGGAGGAAGTTGTTGAAACACCAACACCAACACCAACATCAAGAAAGAAGTTGATTAATTTAAAACCACAAAAACAAGTTATTATAAAAGACCAAAGGGAAAAACCAAAATATAAAAAATCAAAATCAGTAGAAATAGTTGCACCACCAAGACCGAAGGAAAGAACTCAACAACATGATGACAACAAGGAAGATGATGAGGATTATGATTATATAATGTATGTTATTAATAATTATAATAAAGATATAGAGCATTTAGTATCTCTATTTGATAAATACAATATGGAGTTAGATGATAAAGATAAATTATATGATGCCTATTGTGTTTATCGTGATAATCTTGATGAAGATTTAGATAGTTTTGAATTAGATAAACATTTGAAATCCCATTTAAAAAGTGTTATAAATAGAAATAGATGTATTATTCAAAGGTATATATAAATGTTTATCAATTTAATATTTTTCTTTATGATTTTATATATATTTTCATATAGAAATATATATCAAAAAATTGAAAGTGATGACCTACCTTTAAATTTATTTAACTTGAAACAGAAACAGAAGCAGAAAGACTATTAAGAGCATCAACATCACTTTTAACCTTCTTAACTCGTGCTTTAGTAATAGGCATTCCATTTTCAACCTTAAAGGCATTCCACTTTTCACGAAGTAAATCCTTACTAATACCTCGTTCTTGTGTCTTCTTCCAATCATTATAAAATTTAAGTGCAGCAATTTGCTTTGAATAATCCTTTGGTAAAACAACCTTACCCTCATCAACTTCAACTTGGTCTGTCATTATGAAATATTTAAAATATATGGTGTGTGTCTTTATACTTATTATATGTATTATAAATATATATAATATATATATTTAAATGTATTCGGGAGGAAGGTTTAGTGAAGCAGCAAAATTGGGAAATGGATATTATAATGAATTTAGAACGAACTTAAGCAAAGAATATAAGAACTTAAACAAAGAAGAATATGGTAATTTAACAAAAGATGCAATATCAGCATATTGGAAAGAATACAAAAAAAAACATATTGATGTTATTAGGTCAGCAAGACAAAGACTTTTGAAAAGTTATAAAGATGAAGGAAAAACTAAAAAATTAAGCAAAGACACTAAACAAAAAATACAAGAACAATTATATTATAATAATGATGATTATAAGAATAGGTATGATACATATGGAAAAAATGAAGGAGTGAATAGAGACCTTAATTTAAAAAATATTGATAAAGAAGACGGGATATCATCAAGAAATATGAGAGAACAAATGAAAACATTAAGAAATACAACATTAAATAGTAATGGTTATGGATATGGTGTATCATTTACTAATTTATATAATAATGCTCTTATGAATGTAAGAAATAAAAAACAATTATTATTGAATAAAGAATATGGAACCACACCAAGAAATAAACCATATAGAACAGCAACAATTTCTAATGAAGAAAAGTCAATAATTATTTCAATAATTAATTCTATGGTTATGAATGGTGAAGAAGATGAAATACAAAACAATTTTGAAAATATGCATGATAATAATTTTGATGCTAATTTTAGACTTCAACCCCCAAATGTGGATATATATAATATTGTTAAAAATGATTTAAAAATATCAAGAAAACAAAGACGAAATGACAGAATACCAAATGATAAAACACTTGAAATTATAGAAGACAGAATGGAGGAAATGGAAGGAGAACAGCAATTACCAGAACAAATAATAGAACCAACCCAATATATTGCACCAACAAGAGCACGAAGAAGAACAAAAGCAGAAATGGCAGCAGAAAAAGAACAAAAAAGATTAAAACAAGCAGAATTATTTGCCCGCAATAGACAACTAATTCATGAAATGAAT